AAGTAGCTGCACCAAAGCCTGGATCATAGTTTTTATAGGGTCTATTAGCATCAATGAAGCTTTGGAGGGCGCGGCCGTAATAACTACCTACATTTATCTCGTTATTTACTATTGCAGGTTCCGTGTTAGGACCAGCCCCTCCAGTCATCTTAGTTACTGCTTGCTGAGAGGGAGATAAGGGACGCGCGCCCCCTGCAATAGTAGCTATATCTACTGAAGGATTCTCATCTACGCCATAATCATCTGCCATTAGCCAGTTCCTCCACTTTGATTTACAGTTGGAACTATCTGACTAGCTATTTGCTGCCATTGGTAAGGATCAATAACACCACTATCTGCACTAGGATTAGAAGTTGGAGTTGGAGATACTACTGTAGGACTTGGAGCAATCTGTGCTGTTGGAGCAGAAGGTTGTGGAGAAGAACTAGATGGCTTCTGTCCAGTAGTTAGTGCTGCAATCAGCTGGTTAGGATCACTGAAGGATACTCCATTAACTAAATTATTAAGGTCAGAGTTATCTGCTGTAAAGCGGAATTTAGAGAACGCAGAGCCTAGATCTGGCAGTGTTGGAATAGCATCATTAGCGTGCGGATTTGGCGTTCCTAATAGCAGCGGCGGCCCTTCAATAGAGGAGAGTTTAAGTCCTGTCTTATCTAAGAAGGTGTTAAAGTTAGCTGCTTGCTGTTGGAAACCAGTAAGAGTGCTAAAGGAGTCTACAGATTGTGCTGTAGGTTGACCAAAGTTAAGTCTGCCATTCTCAGCAGTAGTAGGGAGATAGAAGTAATGGTTCTTAGGATTAGGACCTATGAGACCTCCTAACAACGTACCTATAAGAGCGCCGGCAGCTGTTCCAATAGGTCCGGCAAAGCTTCCAATTTCACTACCTAAAACTGCACCTCCGCCAATGCCACCAGCAATTCCTCCAACAGTTCCTCCAATGCTTCCTCCTACTGCCTTTCCTTGAGGAGCTATTAAGTGAGCTAATTCACTTCCAATAAAACCAGCTACTGGATTAGCTAGATCTCCCACTACTGAGCCAAAACCAGAACCAGTAGTAGCTAGTGTTCCTAAGTCACCAGGGAGATTAAGAAGAGAACCAGGTTGATTAGCTAGTCCTGTCTTAATGAAGTCAGAAATTCCACTCACTGCATCTCCAAAGAAATCAGAAGTTCCAGCAGTTGCAGCTGCTCCAGCAGTATCACTACCAAGACCTAATAGAGCTTCCGCATCACTAGGAGTTTGCAGTCCTGCACCTAATCCAGTAGCATCTGCGAGACCCGCTATTGGCTCACTAGTAGTGAAGTTAAAAGCTAATGGTGCATTTCCATTAACTCCAGGAGCTAGTGGTCCCAGTAATGGATTATCTCCAGGAGTAGCTAGAGTTGTAGTATTACCTGCTCCTAATTCAGCTCCAGAAGGACCAACTAGAGACTTAGCAGTATTCTCAGCTACTGAGGAAAAAGGGAGCTTACCTCCACCAACTGCGCCTCCTACATCGAAGAGAGAGGGAGACCCAGTAAGATTAGGATTACCAGCAGCTAGATCAGAGAATACTCCACCAGAAGTAGCAGTTCCAATATCTGCATTTCCTGCTGCTATTGCGCCCAGAGCTTCTGGATTAGCAGTGTTAGAGCCTCCAAATAGCTTATCAAGTAGATTTGATACTATTCCATCCTTACCGGTAACTCCTAGTTTATCTCCAGCAAAAGTTAGACCAAGAGCACCTAATAGTGGAAGAGCAGAATTTCCAAGAATTGGAGAAGTTTGTTTAGTTCCAGTCTGCTGTGTATTCTGAGCAGTCTGTTGTGCTGTTTGCTGTTGTGTCTGCTGTGCAGTTTGAGCAGTAGTATCCTTAGTAGCAGTAGTTTGAGCTAGTGTAGCTCCAAGATTAGCAGCTATTTGTTGTTCAGAAGTTCTAAAATTGAGAGCAGTAGCAGCTGTCTGTGCAGCACTCCTACTAGCAGCTTCTCCAGCTAGAAGACCAATAGTGGAGGAGTTATAGATACCAGAGGTATTTCCCTCAGCAATAGTAGGTCCAAATGCTAGAAGATTTTGGTGAATGATGTTATCAATAAGAGGCTGGATGAGAGTAGGATCAGTAGACTGGCTTTGTGCAAGAGCTAATTGCTGTAGTAGAGAGGTAATAACATCCGGCGCGGCCCCACTAGTAGATGAGGAAGTCTGAGTTCCAGTTTGAGTGCCAGCAGTAGTGCCAGTAGTAGCTCCAGTAGATGCTCCAGTAGTATTCTCTGTAGTCTTACCACTACCAAGAAAGATAGGAGCTAGAGAGTTAATAAGCTGAGCTATTCCTAATTGACTGGCATTTTCTCCAGAAAAGATATTAGCTAGATCAGCTGCTCCCATCTCTCAGTTCCTAACTCTAGTGTTGTAGCCAGATGCCACAGTTGAAGAGAAGGTGTGTAGTATCTATAGCAATGCCAAGATATTGTTCAATATTTCCTGCCGCAACTGGAGGTCCATTCTGTATAATTCCATTAGTTGTGGATAGCCAATATCGCTGCCCAACAATAAGACCACCAACAGGAGCAATCCCAGTGATGAGAATAACTTCTCCAACTTGTCCTACACCTATTCCACCAGGATCACTACAGAAACCATCAGCTATTCTAGTGTTATTAGTAGCATTGGCATTTCTAGCTGCTATCTTACCAGCGTTATTAGTGAGAGAGATTATCGCACCTAGACCTATATTTTCCAGCGCGCGCACATAGAAGCGATGTTGGTTTCCCATAGTAAGAGTAGAAGTAGAGCCTTCTAATGCAGCTTGTCTAGGTAGAACTTGAGGACCAATACCAACAATGTCTACAAAAGTGTGAATTACTTGCTGACCAAAGGCATATAGATCAGATACTGCGAAGTTTACATCGGTGATGTTGGAGATAATAGGAGGAGATTGAGAGATACGAAAGTCAACGGGAGAAGAGTAGGCAGAGGGTAGAGTTCCACTCATTAAGAGGTATAACCTCCCATAGTGAAAATAAAGGTAAGAGAGGTGAGATTAAACTGACCAGTTATGAGTGCCGCGATGCTATAACCATTGACTATTTTTTTGTAAATTATAGTCCGCGCGCCCACCTCAGGAGACATCTTGAAGGGAGCTATTAAAGCTCCTAGAGTCTTTCCATCCTGAGTTGGAAGGATATAGTAATTGAAGAGATTAGTCTCTGGCTTAACTACATCTAGCTCAGTTACTTGATGCTCTATTCTCTGAGTTCTCTGGAACTGGTATTTCCCTAATAGAAGAACTCCAAAGGCATTATTCTCTGAGAACTCAAAATCTACAATCTTAACTTTCCCATCAGCTTGTAGGAAAGCAAAGGAGTGTTTGAACTCATCCTGAGAGAGATTAGCTACATTAGTTCCGAGATCTCCGTAGGTAGTGTTAGAGAGAGCATGGTAGGTAGTATTAAGTAGCTGTCCATAAGTAACTGCGCCGTTGATAGTAGGAAAAGTGAACTGGAAACAGTGACGATGTGTAAGCTTAAGTTTACCCCACCGGTTAAGAGCTAGATCATATACTATAGCATGAGTAAATTCGGGGGCCGCGACGCCATAACTAATGACTAAAAACCTGGCACTTATGATGTTCACATTGAGGTTAAGAGGAACACTGAGATACGTGGTAGTTAGCTTGTTTGTAGTCTCATCAAAATCTTCAAAAATCTGACCTGCTAAGAAGTCCGAGGCTTCATTATAGATACTAGTAGTATTCACCAACGTCAGCTGCTGTAGTCCATTACCACTCCACAGTATATGATAAGAAAGATTGCTGTGAAAGCTAACATCATTAGGATGACGTATACCAGCACTACCAGGGACTTCTTTAAATACAAAGGGGAAGTTGATATTGCCTGAGTATCTCGCACCAACAGCATTAAGATCGCAATAGATGATAAACCCACCACTAATAGGGAGACATACCTTAATATTTCCCTGCACATCATTAATAGATCCTCCGCCAGCACCAGTAGTGAGGTCTGGAGTGAAGTCGGTAGGACTGAGAAGAGAGGACCAAGCTACATTATCTTCAGTCCAAGCTACTAAGTAGCCATTAGCTCCACAAATTCCGATAACTTTAGTTACATCTAGTGCAGTAAGAGTTACACTATCAAGTGCTTGAGTAGTAGGATTATAGACGAAACATCCGATCTTCTCATAGAAGATATACGTTTGTCCCTGCACCATAGCTGTGGTAACAAGGGAAGTAGCAGTAGCTGTAGGAACCTGAGTAGATACTATCCATCTAGCTACAGACTCATCATAGATATAGTTCTTACCAGTAGATGGAGAGAAAATGAATCGCGCACCAGCTGGTGTTTGTAGTGAGAAAGCTTGATCGAAACTAGCTCCTGGAGGCAGAGTATTAATAGCATCTACTGATAGTCCCTCAGTATAGCCAATAGCTTGATATCCCTGTTGTGTAGGCATAACATTATGCATGTAGAAAGCTTGTGGAATACCTTTATCTACAGTAACTCCAGGCGCATTGAGGGTAGTTCTATCAAAATTCTGGTCATACTGAGGAACAATAATAGACCTTCCCCAGAACTCCGTTGTAAAGGGAAAGTTAGGATTACTGAGGTTCGCGCGCAGTGGATACTGTGCCATTAAGTAACTTCCAACCTGGCATCAAATTTAACTAGTGCCCCACTATTAGGACCAGTATTCTGAACTTGAGCACTAAAGAGTGATTCTCCAAGAAGAACAGCAGCAGGAAGAGATGAGCTAAATACAGGAAGCTTTCTCATAATAGCTGGGAGACTTACAGAAGTAACAGCATTAGAGCCTAGAAGAAACATATTATCTTGGAAGTAATAACGAGCTACTAGAGAGAACATCAGCTGATATGGAATTATCTCTACTGGATTACCAACACTATAAGTTCCTGGTCTCCACTCTACTCCTGTAAATTCAAAGATAGAACCTGCTGGATTGGCAAAGAAGTTGACATTATTAGGAGTAGTAGTTCCAATGAAGTTACCAGCTCTCCAAGCTCCTGGAATTGCTTTATAGACAGTATCAGAGGCTAAAGTAAAGGTAATCTGAGCACTTTCTACTGGTCCTCCAGGCCAAGCTGTTGTTCCTCCAACAGTATCTCCTGGAACTGAAATAGCATATCTAGTCCATACATTAACTGCACCGGTAGTAAAGGAGAAAACATAAGAGCGATTATTAGCTGCATTACGTAGAGTTCCAGCCATTACTTGACCGGCTACAGTTATGCGAGCATAGAAGAGAATAGTAGAGGCTCTAGCTGCTCCAGTGCCAAACCCCATATGTCGCATGTTGGTTCCTTCAACATACTGACATATCTCAAAGAAGGCATTAGGAGCAAGAGTTCCAATGGAAGTGAGAACTTGACAAGACTGGTAGGTGTTATAGTTAGGAGGTGGAGAGAAACCAGGAGTAGTTTCTACTACTGTAGCCATTCCTAGTATATTAAGTCCCATAGCGCCAGAACTAGTATTCCACATATCAGAGAAGTATTCTGGTCCACCAGCTGTAGGTCTGCTAACAAAATTAGAACCATTTATTTGATTAAGTTGGAAGTCTCCATTTAGGAGAATATTCTGGAGACCTGAGCCTTGAAGTGCTCCAGATGAGATAGTATTAACCTTAGCCTTTAGTGCTCGGAACTCAGCAGCAGCAGTCTCAGCTATGTTAGCATCTGTAGGCTTAGTTGCATCATTTGCATCAGGAACATAGCCGCTCATGTGGGGCGCGCCTCTCTTATTAGAAAGTATTTACGATCATAAAAGCCACTCGTGTATTGCCGGTAGCAGTGGCGTCACCACTAATAACAAATGTCTGATTTCCAAGTAGTGGAATTACAGAGTTGAGAGTAGCATCATTAGTCTCTATTTGAAGGAATACTAAGGCGCCGGGCGCACAATAGATATTATTAACCCTGAGATTAATCTGACCTGCTGGAATAAGAACCTTACCAGCAGGTTTATTAATAGTAACTACTGTAGGAACAGCAGCAGCTGTTAGATCATCAAAACAGATCCTAAAGCCACCATCTACAGTAAGTTGCTTAGGCTTGAAGGAGCCAGTTAGATTAGTAGTAGTCTCTGCTTTAGTATACTTAAGATTAAGAACATCTGTAGTAATGGAGACATTATCATCATCTACAAAAGGAACAGAACCAGCAGGAGAGTTAGGACTAGCTAGTTGTGTCCAGACTGTTGACTCTGCCATTCTCTTATCTTCCTTGCATCTCGATGTTGGAAAGTAGAAGATTACGAGTCCAGAGAGCTATCTGTCCATCTGGAGCATCATATTTCCTAGCTGCATCCTGCTTACCAGTATTATTGAAGATGTTAGAGATAGCTACTGAGATAATAGCAAATGGAAATTCTTCTGCAATCCAACTCTGGTAGTTAGCTCCATTATTAGTGCTATCTGCTACAGGATACTGGTAATAGGCAAAGAGAACATTCTGGAAAGCTGATGGAGACTTAAAGTTAACATTCCTACCAGCTTGATACATAACATTCATTCTCTCACTCTCGTAACCGTAGATATCAAAGATCTTATCTACATTAACAACAGTAAACATAGCCATAGATTCTTTGAAATTAACTGCACCTTGGTTATTCATAAGAGGCGGGAGGATTGTAGGGTTCTGCTGAAATGTAGAGAGAGTAGGATCATTCTTTCTAGCGTAGGAAAGAGATCTATAACGAGGGAGAGCTGAGGTATCTAGAACCTGTATATAAGCTAGCTTATCAAACTGAACTGTTACTTCCTTGATATCTTTAAGGAAGTAGTCAATACCATGTAGATATGCTGTAGCTCTGATAACAGCCTGCTGTATCTGACCATCTCCGCCTTGAGATGAGTCCATATCTGGTCTGTTAGTGTCTGTAACTACAGCATTCACAAGCTCTTGGAAGTTCATCTTTAGTTCCTTAGAGCCTTCCGAAAAGAACCAAGA